TTACTATGAATGCGGTTTAGCGGTACGCATCTTACCCTGTTGAGATAGCCATTATGACTCAAGTACAACATGAAAGATCCACATCTGACCTGATCAAAGCCGCGGTATCCGGGTGGCTGGGCACCGCGTTAGAATTCATGGATTTTCAGCGCTAAGAGGGATATGTCTAAGATATTTAAAGATATTATGCAGCATTCCTGTCGCTGTGGGGCATGGTTGGGGCAAAGTCGCTTAATTTTGAACTCAACATGGCGATCTGGTCCAGGTTGTTTTCCTCCATCCACTTCCCGTAAACCTGAAATACCATCTGGGCATCGGCATGCCCCATCTGGTTAGCAATAAAGTTCGGGTTTGCTCCTGCAGAAAGCGACCAGCACGCATAGGTGTGTCTCGACTGATACGATTTACGGTGGCGAAGGCCGGCTCTTTTCATCGCCGCATCCCACGAGTTCCCTATGGAGTTGATGGAGAAGTGCTTGCCGTAATTCCCTGCCCTGGCTGTCAGTGACGGCAGGAAGACAAACGTGCACTTATTGAACTCTTTCTTTCCGTACTCCCTCAGCTTAACAGGTACGTTATGCTCTTGAGAGAGGCGGGTCATTTCATACTGGCTTTTGAATGCCTCGAGTGCTGGCTCGATCAGGTGCACAACCCGGTTAGTGCCGGCATTGGTTTTCGGCAGCGTGAATATCCCTTTCTGCGTCAGGCTTCTTCTGACGGTGATTGTTCCCGTCTTCAAGTCCACATCCTCCCAGGCAAGTCCGCACAGTTCACCCGGCCGCAATCCGGTGTAAACGGCGATAGCCCACAGATTCTTGCTCTGCTGATGGTGGCAGGCGTCAATCAGGCGAGGGAACTCCTCTCGGGTTATCGGGTCAGGATCCGGGCGGGACTCACGCAGAGGGGCCACTCCGTTCATTGGTGACTTTGAAATGTAGCCATTTTCAACCGCAAACTGGAAGATACCGAACAACACGGTCATGTAGTTGTTCACAGTAACAGCGGATCTACCCCGCTTCGGAGTTTTATGCCCCTGCTTCATGATCTGGAAACCCGTCAGCAGCTCCTTCCGGACTTCCAGCATGCTCTCTTTGGTGATTGAGGAGAGAAGGGTGCCGGGCCCAATAATAGCCGTGACATTAGCAATGACTCGCCCATAGGTGTTGAGAGATGATTCGGCCACCTCCATTTCCTTCAGTGCCAGCCATCTCCCGGACAGCTCCCCGATCGTTACCTCTTGCCTTGCCTCCCCGAACCGCGCCAGGTTCTGGGAGGATGGGAACTGCTGGGCATAGTTGAAGGTTCCGGTTTTGATGGCATAGCAGATAGACGTCCGTAACTCGCCGGCCACTTTTCTGTTTTTGGGGGTGTCAGCCACCCCCAGGCTTTCGCGCACTCTGACCCCTTTGTAGATGAACCACAGCCTTAGCGTTCCGCCGTGGTTTTCCACTCCTGTTGGGTATTTCATAACGATTCCTCGTTGGTTGATGGTCAGAGTATTTAAGCAGATTGTCGCCGCGGTTTCGCTGAGGCCTGACGATCAATCCAGCGGTCGATCTCATCCAGGTTGTAAAAACATGGGCTGTTATCCCACGGGCTACAGTCGAACGAGACGTGTTTGTATTCCTTCCCCTCCAGAAAAGTCTTCTCCCGCGCCTTCTTCAGTGTCCCCTTTTTAATCCCCTTCAGGGCTATCAACTGCTCCTCAGACACCCATTTCCCGGGCGATACCATCATGATTACTTCACTCATACCTTTCTCCACATAAACTGAATGCCGGGGCGAACTGGCTATTTCTCCGCACCCGGCACAGCCATCAGCTGTTTGAGGTTGCTCGGTGATATTTCAATATCAGGCGGCCTGCCCGGGTAAAGATCGCAGGCGGCGCATGCCGGTCATCGCCGTGGCCACGTAGCTCGCCTTCCTGTTCACCACCTCCACCCAGACCTTCACACCTTCCACTCGCACCGTGTACGTCTCCCGCATCTTGCTGCGCCCGTAGTTGCCGTAGCGCTGCTGATGGGCCGCCAGGGCGATGTCGCATGCCTGGCGCGCCAGTGGTGACTGCGTGCTGCGGTTAATCAGTCTCATGGTCACCGCCTTCTGGGTTAGATGGTTGACGGAAAACCGCTCGGGACGGCGACCAGTCGCAATATGCATCGGTTTCGGTATGCCCGAAAATTGCCTTACAGCGGCGGATATGCGCGCAGTCGCCGCAGATCTTACCCTTCGGGAGCTGCATTTTGTCGGGGTCTGCCGGGTTGTAATTCAGCTCAGTCATTCCAGGCCTCCAGCTCGTTCTGAATTTCTTCGTCGATCTCGTCATTGGTGGCGTCCTCATTGAGGTAGTTCAGAGCCTCTTTCCGGTATTGCTCTCGACGCCTACTGTCGTACCAGCCCGAAAACTCAGGAGACCAGCCGGTGCCATCTCCGTTTTCGGAGAAAAAATCATGCATTGCGTTGTTGTAGGCCAGGTTTTCCACCATGCAGTCAGCAGTTGTCAGGGCGCACTCGCGGATATAGCCGCGCAGATCGCGCTTATGCCACCACGGACTCACCTTCGAATCACAACGGCCTTTGAACTCAACTTCCCAGCGGCGGATACAGCGTGCATTTAGTGATTTGCTCATGTCGTTACCGGGAGGGCGAACCCTCCCACCTCCCTTAGGCCACGTATTCCGGTTTCATATCTGCCAGGGTGATGCTGAACTTATCGTGCAGCTCCTCACTCAGGTGGCGCTTCGCCGTTGCCAGCAGGCGTTCAGCTTCCGCGAACCGCTCAGTAGCACCCGGCTCGCCAGGCTGCGGAAGGGAATTAATAGCTGCGTCAACAGCATTGTGGTGCTTCACCAGGTGATAACGGCGCGTCGCCTTATTCTTCAGCTCCGTGAAAAGGGTGGTTCCGATAGCGGCTTTCGAGTCGTTGATTTCATTGCCGACGCTGGTGGCTTCATCGAGTGTTTCTGCCTTCTCAATGCGATCCCGGAACTCATCGGCCAAGGCATCGATATTGGCGGCCGATTCCTGCGCGCTGTGAGTGGCAGTTACGGTGTCACCTTTGATATCAGCCAGGCTGACGCGCTGGGCGGGGGCCGGGTTGATCTCTTTCTCGGTGCGTAGCTCGACTTCATCCGGGCTGTAGACACCGAGGATGACCTCGGGGCAGTACAGGCGCGCCCAGTACTTCACAGCGAGGTAGGCGATCTGCTGCTTGGGTGCTGTTTTCCACAGCGGCGAGTTCCGGGTGGTGATGTCAGCCAGGTAGATGTTCTCGCCCCAAGTGATCTCTGTTTCGCCGCGCAGGACCGCGCCGACCCGGACAAACAGGCCGAGCTCATCGCGGCCGTCTTTCTTGCCGGCGATCTTTTCCCAGTCGCCGCCGTATTCGTAATGGAAGCGACCCACGATAGCGCTGGAGCTGGAGATAACAGCGTTCACCAGCTGTGCTTCGTACCCCAGCACACCGTTGACCAGGTGCGTTTTCTGCGCCACGGCGTAAGGGTTCATGCCCCACTGCATGGCCTGCATGACGATCGCCATACAGTCGGCAGGTTTCCCCGCCAGATGCTTCGGTACGGTCACAGCAGACTGCGCCATCAGCTCGGCAAACGCGGTCAGTTGGCTGAGTGCCTGTACGTTGAATACTGCATTGCTGGCTGAAATGGTGTTCGGAGTCTGGTCAGCCACGGTTACGTTAGTGTTTTGCATAGTCATCTTCTCCATTAAGCCAGGCGCAGCGCTTCAAGGCGGCGCAGGTCGAAGTCGTTCAGTTCGTCTGTGTAGTCTTCGGTGATCGGCGCTGGCCATTCACCAGTGTCGAACGCGTTGGCAATGCGGTTCATCGTCTGGCGATACTCGAGCATGCCCAGCTCTATCAGCTCCTTGCTGGCCTCGACGATGGTGATCCAGTGGTAGCCTTCGTCTTTGTTGACGAAAATCCAGAAGAACTGGTCCAGCGCTGCGGTGCTCATGTACATGGCCGCACTGAGGTGATAATCGCGGTCGATGATTTCGCGATGCAGGCGGGCGCGCAGGCCGGACTGCTTCACGTTCCACATGCTGATGGTTTTCAGGTCGGCGCCGACCCGCACGCCGTCGATGTCGATTTCCAGATCCGGGCGTACGCGGATTTCCAGACCGGTCTCTTCGTCGATACCGAAATAGCTCGTCTCAACAGCGCGATCAGGGTGCAGCAGCAGTTTCCCGGCGGTCGGGTGCTCGTGCAGGGCTTTCTGAATGGCCAGCGCCGTTTCCATCTGCTGGTGGGTCACCAGAATCTTGTCGCCCGGGTTACCACGCCACGCGTCCAGTAGTTCGTCAGCGAATACCGCATCCGGCTACACTGACTTCACCGCCTGGATCATCTCCGCTTTAGTGCCGGACACTTTCAGCGGTGCCGGTTTCTGCGTTTCCTGCGCCACCAGGTCAGGATTGATGATCGCCAGCTGCTCCAGCAGCGCGTCACGGCTGCCGCTGGTTTTCACCGGTGCGGGCAGGGTGGTGTTGTACTCTTTGATGCAGGCCTTCATCGCGACAGCGGTCTGCTTCTGGTCTGCCTCGATACGCTGGAACTCAGCTGGCAGCGTCATGTAGCTCTGTGCAGTTTCTTCCAGGCTGCCGCCCATCGGCACCTGCGCGGGCAGGGTTGCGTTGTGCTCTTCCAGCATCGCTTTGATATCGTCAGCGCTCAGCAGCGCCGGCAGGCTGGCGTTGTGTTCGTCAATAAAGGCACGCAGGGTCGCCGCGGTGGTGAAGGCTCCTTCCGGGATCACCGGCTCCACGCTGAACTCTTCATCGAGGTTTTCCGGCTGCAGCGCCAGCGCATGCACCAGGTTGCCCATATCCAGCACTTTGGAACCTTCGCGCGGGATGGTCTTGGCGACGTGGCGCGCGTTGAAGTACATCAGGCTGACACGGGCATCTTTCACCTGGGTGCTGCTGATCCCGTTCGCTGCGTGATACACGTTATTCGGCAGGCCTTCATAGCGACCCGGTTCGAAGTAGGCTGGGTATTCCGGGGCTGGCTCGTCCTGCTTAACTTCTGGCTCGTTTTGTGCCGGTTCTGGCTCGTTCTGGTTTACAGAATCGCTGTTTTGGCTGACAGAATCGGCTTTTTGGTTAACATCGGCCTGATCGTGGTTAACCAGGCTCGGCGCCGCAGCGGCCAGTACCTCAGCCGGGTTCAGGGCAACTGTTTGCGGATCAACTGCATCAGCGCTTTCGCCTGGTGGAACCGCGCCAATACTTTCTCCTTCCGCCGGGTCAGTCTCTTCCATCTGCACATCGCTGGTGGTCTCCTCATTAACCGGTGAACGGTCATCATTTTTTGGTTGGTTTTCGTTCATCAGGCCTTCGATGGAGAACATGCCGCCTCCGAGGTTCGCAACCTGCGGCTGGCTGGTAGCGGCGTTCGCCCACTTCGGCAGGGTCTGCGTTTCAGCTTCACTCTCATCAGCGAGTTGTTGCTCGCCCGCCTCTGCCCATTTCGGTAGTGGATGTTCTTCGGCAGTTTGGGTTTCTGCTTCTGGTTGTGCGATCGGGAGTGGCATCAGTTCAGTTGCAGCGTTGAATTCAGCGGTCATCGTCTGGTTCACGAACTCCAGATGCGCAACCGGCGTCAGGTGGATATTCTCCGGCGCGATGCGCACCAGGTTGAATATGGCCGCGCGGTTGACCGCCAGAACGCCGGGCTGGTTACGCAGGATTTTGCTCCATGATTTCCATGGCTCTTCTTTGTTCGCGACAATTTCCTTGGCGCGTCGGTAGATGCTGCCCGGGATTTCCAGATGGTTGAAGTCCATCGGCAGCAGGGCGCAGGCGATCTCCAAATCGAGGGTGTCCAGGGTATGATGCGCACCTTCACCACGGTCAGTTACGTACCCGCCATCGGCATTGGTCCCGGCGTCAGTGCGCTGTACGTTGCTGATGCGGTTGCCGGCGGCCCATTCGCGCGTCAGGATCCCGCGGTCAATGTGCTCAGTGCTGAACCACGCTTTGAAGAACTGGATGACGACAGACAGCTCTGTGCGTTTTCCATCAACTGGGAAGATAGTTTTCAGTGCATTGACCACTTTCCAGATGTCGGGCTCATGTGCTTTCTTGAAGCCATCAACATTTTCGGCGGCCAGAATCATGTTCTGCACATAGCTGTTATCCACATCCAGTTCGAGCACCTGGATGGCTTTCTTCTGCTCTTCATCGACGTGGTAGAAATACTGCTTGTCGGCGATGTACTGCGCCAGGAGACGCTGACGGAAAGGTAGGGTGGCAACGGTCGTTAAAACCGGGAGTTTGCGTTCACGGAACTCTCTCACCGCATCACAGACCGTTTCGGTGCTCTTTACATCACCAACGATTTCGCTAGTTTCGATATTCACGCCGTCAACAATAGAGGCGTCAGTACCTTCAACAATTACTTCGTCTGGTTGTGTCAGCTGTGCGGCCCTGGGGATCACGTTCCAGGTGCGCTGGTCGTCGGCGAGGGTGTAGCGTTCGCACCAGGTGTAATCGATGGTGCTTTCTTCAGGCAGGTCGTTAACAACAGGCATGTCGGTGCGAACAGGCTTCGCATAGTCTTTACCGCGGCCAGTTTCGATGCCTGCATCTTCCAGCGCGACATCCAACTGCAACGCAGCTCGTGATTGGGTGTTGGCGGAGAGCCACACTACAGCGTCAGGCTTCCCTGACTTCTGAGTGGCCTTAACCAGGTAGAAAAATTCCATGTCAGATCCTCATTTTTGGATGTAAGATCCCCGGGCCAGAGATAGCGCCCATTGGGTGTGTTTTTGGTTTTGAGTAGTTTTCCGGTGTAACTTTGGTCGGTGGCACCGGACGTAGACCCCGCCTTGCGCGGGTTTACGTTATGCTTCGTGGGCCATCTGGTCGTACGAAGCGCAACGCTTGGAGCAATAATCGAGTTCTTCGCGCGCCAGCTGGGCGCCGCGGATGAAGAGCAGTACGTTTTTAACTTCTTTCCCTTGCTCGATTGGTTTGCGGCAGTACGCACATTTCTTCTCTTGCATGACTCCCTCCGTTAATGGCTAAGGCCATTCCCCACGCCATTCAGAAAAACTTCGACCAGCAGATCGGTGGTGTAAGTGCGCTCAATACCGCGGTGTAGATAGAGCTTTCCGCGCTTATTGGCTGATGCCGTCCAGGTGCTGTCTTTGTGCTTTACGAGCATGCCGGGCAGAACTGCGCCGCGGTTGACCGTCTGGGTGCCATAGTGCTGATGAACCATGATGATTCCCTCTCATTTGCCCTTGTCGCCAGGCTGGCGGAACGTTTCTTGAACCTGATGCGCGTTAATCACTCCACCTCATCCAACTATTCGTATGCCGTCGGCGGCTACTTCGTGGGCTCCATGCCTGGGTGGTTCGTGGTGCGTCTTGGTGATACTAGTAAATCACCACTTTACTAAATGGTCAAGCATTGAAGTTGTAAAAAGTACAGCATTGCTTTACTGGTGTGATTTGGAGAGTGAAATTACGTGATTGAAGGCAAAAAAAATCCCGACGCAAAGGCCGGGATCGGGGAGTTCGAGGTGGGGGATTAAGGTAGAGCTGGTGGTTGTGGGTACAAAAAACCCGGCGCGGTGGCCGGGTTTTTTATCTAATATTCCTGAAAATAACAAGTGGTGTCATACCATATGAATTACTACTCCGTCCGGCTAATCCTCTTATACCGGACAGCATCCCGTGAATGCCGTCTTTCATTGAATTTGGCTCAAAAGATAAAGTATCTATTTCATCTTCTTCCGCTTCGGGAAGTGCGTCAATGAAACCAATCACATACCACTCGCCTGGCAGACTCGAACCATATTTCAAAACCATATCATCTGGATTAATCGTCAAGTAGTCACGATTTATGGTCATCCAAATTGTTTGGCCAGCTTCGTTAATGAAATCAACCTGCAAAGTGTTTGGAACGATATTTAAAACCTCTTTCATCATTCCAAATGTTACACCAGGGGCAATGAATTGTTCTTCAACATTAAAATTGGATTTTTTGGCTTTCGGCGGCAGCTTTGGCTGTTCCATTTCCATCATCTTTGCGATAAATGGAACGCTTTTTTGGAGAACTGAGATGTCAAAAATTCTCATTCTACCCTTACACAAAACAGTGCTCCCTAGGCGCTCTCCATTGAGGTCTTTTCTTATCAGCCCGTTTTCATCAAGTTTATCAAGAAGGTTGATTGGGAGAGTCCAGGATGCATCAAAACTTTTTTCTTGAGTTTGGTTTATGGTTTCTTCAACGCCGGTTTTGGCCTTGACAATCCTTAAGTCAAACCCCGCGTCGGACATAGATTTATCAATTTCTGCCGTTATATGCTTAATGGAGGTTACGACACCTGGGCCATGCATCTGAGCAAGAAGGGAAGATGCGCGTTGATTATCGACATAAAGAAAATCATATAGTGAATCGGTGCTTTGTTGCTCTTGCTCCATTTTGCCATTCCTCTTTTGCTCTTTCTTTTTTTTCAGCAATTTCCCGTTGCTTTTCATCTATCTCATCAAAAAGTTGAACAAGCTCATCCTCGACCTCGTTAGGCACGCTGGGCTTGGCTTGTTTAAATAATTTTTTGAGCATGATGAACCCCCAAAGAGAACTGACAGCTTAAATTATGTTCTCTTTACGTTGCTAAAGCAACTTCCTACCCACCAAACAGGAGTTCCATAAAGCACTCCTTCACCCAAGCGTCTCGTCAGGCCACTACCAGCTATGCGCCGACCAGAACACCTTAATCCCCTTGCGACCTAATCCGCCCCTTCATGTACTTCTCATACAGCTCGTCCAGTTCCTTCAGGCGGATCGCGAAGATGCGGAGCATGTTCTGTTGCTCTTCTTCCGGCAACTGGCGGTAAAGCTCCAGCAGGCGCTGTTCGTCAGGCTTAAGGCCGTCTTTTTCGCCAACATCCTCTCCGAGTAGCCAGGGCACCGACACGCCAGCTGCGTCTGCAACAGCCAGGGCTGATTCTTTACTGATTTTACCGGTTCTGAACCATCCGGTCACCGCTTGCTTGCTGACATTGGCAACCTTGGCCATCTCTGTTTTTGAGAAGCCTTTACCATTCAATTCAATCAGCCTGGAGATAAGGCTCTGGTTAGGATCTTTTTTATTCATATAGGGATTGTAAACAATAGCTTTACCAGTTGGTAGGCAGGCGTGTATTGACTCAATGGTAAATTGGTGCTTTACTTTGCTCACTTAAGGAGGTCCTATGACTGGTATTGAAAATGCAATTCTACGATCTGGCTCAGCCAGCGCGCTTGGCGCTTTGATCGGCGTTTCAAAAATGGCCGTTTCGCTCTGGCGCCGCAAAGGCATTCCTGCCGAACGAGTGCTGCCAGTGTTCGAGGCTACAGGCGTAACTCCCCACGAATTGCGCCCTGATCTCTACCCGAATCCCACTGATGGTTTACCCAAGTAGGAGCACTGACAATGCAAACACGAATTTATAACCATGATAGCAACCCGCCCCCAGGGCTGGTGATATCGAAATATCAAGAGCTTCCGCGCAAATCGTGCAGACTCTCGAACATCCGGGAGGCCGTCAAAGCCTGGAACAGGGCAACGCCCGGCGATGCGCAAAACTACATCTCGCAGCTGGTTGCGAAAGAGTGGTTTGCCAGTGGTGGTCGTGGCCTGTTGCTGGCCGGTTCGGTGCACGGCACCAAAGTTAACTTCTTCCGGATGATTAATAACACCGGGCCGAAGTATGACAAGTACCTGGAGATGCTGACTCCGGCGATCGTGGCGGTGATGGCTCGCGATAACGAAGCAGTAGCGCGAGAGTTCGGCCTGGTGATGGGCAAAACGAACGAAGAGCTGATCGCAGATGCCATCAAAGAGTGTGGCGAAGCGCAGCAGGCGAAGTTACTGGGTCAGCCAATCCAGCGACTGGAGAAAGAGGTCCGGGAAGCCGCAGAAGCTTTACTGCGCTTTCTGCCGACTGATTCCCTCGGCCCAGTTCTGGCGAGCCTGGCCGCGATGGTTCCGGGTGTGATGTGATGACAGTTTCTAAAAAGGCGAAAGCCGCGGTGCGCGAACACCAACGGCTTTCAGGTGCAAAAACGGTAGGTAATTGCGGAGATCAGTATGTCAAATACCGCTGAAGTTATCAAATTCCCCGCGCAGCAGGGAAAACAGGAGAGCCGCATGGCTGAACTGGAGAACGGCTATTTGCGTTTAGCCAACCAGATTCAGGATGCCCTGTGTATCGTCGAGTTATCAGGACGTGAATTCCGTGTGCTGAACGCTATCGTTCGCCTGACGTATGGCTGGTCGAAGAAATCAGACCGGATCGCCAATAGCCTCATCGCAGACAAAACGACGCTGAAGGTGAAGCATGTCTCTGAAGCTGTGCTGAGCCTGGCTTACCGGAACATCATCATCCTGCGCCGGATTGGGCAAACCAGATACATAGGGATCAACACCAACCTGGATAAATGGGCTTACGCCAAGCCGAATTGCATGAAGTGTCCAGCGGCTTTCCCTGCTGCTGAAGTTGTCTCATGGGTTATTACCCTCCCCGAAAGCGGAAATAACCATCCCCAAAAACAGGGAGAATCATCCCTGAAAAAAGGGATAACCACCCCCGAAAACAGGGATAGCAGTTTTACCCCCTCAACCATCCCTGAAAACAGGGATAACCATCCCCAAAAACAGGGAGAGGTATCCCTGAAAACAGGGAACACCAAAGACATTCTTCCAAAGACAAATATAAATACAGATCTAACCCCCTCTAATCCCCCAAGGGGGAAGGTGAAGTTTGACCCGCTGAGTATCCCGGTTCCTGAATGGCTGGATGCGTCGTCCTGGAGTGAGTGGGTCTCCTATCGCCAGCAGTCTGGCAAAGCCATTAAAACCGAGCTGACTGTCACCAAGGCGTTCAGCCTGCTGAAACAATGCCTGGACGAAGGTCACGATCCGGTAGCCGTAATCAACGCCAGTATCGCCAACGGGTATCAGGGATTGTTCAAGCCAAAATTCGGACTGAGCAGCCGCAATGCGGGCCGGGATGTAAATCACATATCCCAGCCAGACAAGAAAATCCCAACGGGTTTCAGGGGTGCAAAATGAAAAGCGTCATCGGAACTGGAAGTGCGCTTGAGCGCCTGAAGAAGTTCATTCCGGCCAGCGTACAGCCGAAATTTAACAGCGTCGAAGAGTGGCAGGCATGGCAGGAAGCTGAGGGCCGCAAGCGTTCTGAGGAGATCGACAAGCAGAATCAGCGTGCACGCTCGGAGAAGATCTTTGGTCGTGCCGGCATCCAGGCTCTGCACCGCAGCTGCTCGTTCGCGAACTACCAGGTGTCGAGCCCGGAGCAGCGCCAGGCGTACAGCATGGCAAAGAGCTACGCGCAAAACTTTGGCGGCGGCGGATTCGCAAGCTTCGTCTTCAGCGGCGCGCCCGGCACTGGGAAGAACCACCTGGCGGCGGCTATCGGTAACTACCTGCTGGCAGCTGGCCACTCCGTTCTGGTGGTAACCATCCCTGACCTGATGCTCCGTGTGCGTGAATGCTACGACGAGGGCCAGTCCGAATCGTCACTGCTGAATGACCTGTGCAACGTCGATCTACTGGTGCTGGACGAAGTCGGGATCCAGCGTGGTTCCAGCGGCGAGAAGGTGATCATCAACCAGGTCATCGACCGCCGGCTCTCCGCCATGAAACCGGTGGGCATCCTGAGCAACCTGAATTACGAAGAGCTGGTGACCACTCTCGGCGCGCGGGTCATCGACCGTCTGCGGATGGACTCGGGCGTCTGGGTCAATTTCGATTGGGCGAGCTACCGCGGGAAAGTGTCAAACCTACGTGCCGTGGGTGGCAAGGGGGCTGCAGATGGCCAGTAACAACCTCTGGTCAATCATCCGCGCCATCCAGCACGGCGGGGAAATTACCCCACGTCAGGTTCGCCGGCTGCTGGGCTGCGACAGCAAAAAGGCCTGCCGCCTGCTCGAGCATCTCGTTTCTGCTGGTGCTGTGAAGAACATCGGCCAGCGCCGCCACCCGGTCTACGTCATGGAGCTGGGCGGGGAGACTCGCATTAAGCCAATGCCGGTAGCGCGCCAGAAACCCAGCATTGCAGACGTTTGCCGCCAGCACTGGCAGGGCTATCAGATCCACAAAATTATCGGGAGTGCACGGGCATGAGTGATTCACTGAACAACAAAGAGCTGGTGGCCGTAGGTCATCAGTTTGCAAAGGCGATTAGCAGCGACACGCCGATCATAGATATGGCGAAGATGTTCACTCGCCTGGCCGAACGGCTGGACTGCACTACCGCGGCGCTGCGCGAGATGACGAAGCAGCGGGATGTGCTGGCGGCCATGCAACTGCAAGTTATCAGGAAAGCGCTGGATGAATGCACCGAGTATCTCGACAGGGACTGCATCATGGAGACGAACGGTATTAGCTACGATGATGCTGCCCAACGAGAAGTCGGTGCGATGGCTCTTCATGATACGTTACTTCGCATAGGAACAGTTCAATGATCAACACAAAGGATCCCGCGCTGACGACGGTGATACTGGCACCGGCCGCCTGAAAGAGATAGCAGACGACCCAACGTCGACGAAAAAAACGCTGGTTAACTCAGCAAGTGCTGGCGCTGCAGGACGAACTTGAAGCCGCAGCGCAGCGTCTCACCGACTTTGAGGATGGTGCCGCTCAGATGTTGTTTTAATCAACTTTGGCTACGGCTGGGGTCGTTCGGCGGCGCATCCACTGACCCGCAGATGCGGAATAAACGCGGAGGAATGTTCAATAGCGTGAAGACTTGGCTGAAACTGTGCGGGACGTTGAATGTCTAGGAGACTGCCGATGACCTGTCGGCAGCAGAGTACAAGGTAAGGGTGGGACGGCAAGATCGTCATTGAGCCTAAGTAAGACATCAAAGACCGGTTAGGCCGCTCGCTTGGTAAGGGTGGCGAGTTGCTACTGACCTTCTCTTTCCTTGTGTCGAAGAGGGTTCACATACCAGGCCAGCAGAGCAAGGCGCTGACCAAGTATGATCCGTATGCTTAATATATTTTAAACTCGTTTCTTGGTTTGATACATATCTCGTTCTGTAGGTGTTATTAATTTAGGTTGTCGCATATTTTGCGCATTCAAGTTTGCTATGAATTCGTTCTGTTCAGCCAATCTGATTTCAAGTTCGCTGGTATAAGCGTGTCTTTCAATGAGACTTTGTTTTGCGCTGTCGGATTCGTTTTTGAATGTATCTGCTGCTTTTTGCAGGGCTTCAATTTTTTCAAGCATCTTTGCATGCTGCTGGATGAGCATCTCTTTCTCAGCGGTTAATTCCCCCATCCTGGCTTGTGACTCTGTGATCTTTTCCTTCATGCTCTGAATGTCTTTTTCAGCGCCTGTCTTGAACTTATCGTATGTCACATCGTGTTTCGCCTGGAGGCGCTGCAATCGCGTAGCGCGACGAATGCGTTTAGCCTTGCGATGGTTCTCTATGGAGTCGTTATTGTCGAGCGGCTTGGACTGCCACAGAGAAATCACGTTGTTAATCCATGGTAAGCAGCCACAAAGAAGCGCCACAGAAATACACGGATAAAGAGCCACTGTTTTCCAGTTGCTGTTATCTGAGATGTAGGTGATTTTGTCGATGATGCCGGAGTCGCTGAGGATGAGGTAGAAAATTGACTTCCAGTTGAATGCGCACCATGACAGCGAGAATGCACCGAATACCGGATTGGTCACCCTTTGAGCTGCGGTATTGATAGTAGAAGAGAAGTATTCTTTAAGTGATTCAAGCATGGCAGGGTCCTTTTAGGTTTTTTCTGATTCTACCTTTAAGGTAATCCGTGGTCATCAGCAATGATTGTGCTCGCTAAGGTGATTCAGGTTAAACGCTTCGGGCGATAATTCAAGATTATGCGCTAGAGGGGATAAAAAAAGCCCACCGAAGTAAGCGAACTTAAAGTAACGGGAACCAGTCTTCCTTTGCAGTTATGTGTACAACGAGTTTACCAGGCTGGCTACGTGATTGGGTTGTTGTGGCGGTGTCTCTACCTGCCTAGATGGACTGGTGGTTGATGCGCCAGCGCCGGGATTAACCGCGGGCGGCCTGCATGTCGGGAGCATTGAGACAAGCCTGGCGACAGAAGGCTATGACGAACAGCGCGCTGCGCAGGTGCTGGCGTTCCTGCGGGAGTATTGCGGGTCAGATTCTGACGGGCTGGTGACTGTTGATGGCGTGGTGTATCGCATTGTTGATATCGGCATGCGCATGTTGCAACCTGCCGAACTGTACCGCGCCCAGGGTTTCCCGGAGTGGTACATCATCGACCAAGACTACAAAGGGACCCACTATGCGAAGGATAAGCAGGTAGCCCGCTGCGGCAACGCCGTCCCGCCGCCGTTCGCTGAAGCGCTGGTGCGTGCTAATTTGCCGGAGCTATGTCAGTCAAAACAAATTGCAGCCTGACCTATAATCCCCTCAATGCTGAGGGGATTATATTAGTAATCAGATTATTTTTTTGTTTCCCGTTTTTCGTAAGGGAATTTTAAATATTCCATACCTAATTCAATAGTTACCTTATGAAGATAGTCCCACCATTTTTGTTTGTATTCAGGTTGGGTACAAAAATCTCTGGCTGTCTGCATATCGTCTAGAATATCTTCACCCATATCGGGATTCTTTGCGATAAAATCATTAATGGTTTTCTCATAAATCTGGCAGCGAATACCAAGATCGTAGAACGCCTTACGCATTTCTACTATTTGTGCTTCATATACCTTATTTTTTTCTTTATATTGGGCTTCCATTGCATTTTTTTGTCTTTTCAGCTTCGAAAGCGCGGCATCCGCATCCAAACGCTGAGTCTGTAAATCAAGTTCGTGAGCAAGCTTTTCTTTATGAGCAGTCTCGCTTGCTCTGTGTGCTTCTCTATCCCTTTGCGCGGCATCGAAGTCGTGGTTAAAAAATGGATTATTACCTTTTCCCCAGAAACCCATGAAGATATCCTCACGTTAATTTGCATGAACCCACCGAACTTTTCAGCTTCATCTTCCCAAAATCAGTAGTATATGGCAATGCATGCTATCTCCGTTCACTAAGGTGTTGGCGAAGGCAAACCTGCTGAAGCTCTGTGGTGGGAGAGAAGAGGCCGCTTGATGCATCCCCTGAATGCCACTTAGCCGCGGCATTTCTTCTCCTGATCGATAATACCGATCGATACCACGATATTGAGCAATGAAATTGATCAGATATTAACCGTGGGCGGTAACAAATTATCAACCTGACATGGAGTGTCAGCGTCGCAATATACCCTCAGGCGCAGGCCTGCTACTGGTTTGGCAGGATTGAGGGATTTCTAATCAGATATTTATCCCAGTACTTTCTGGCCTGACGAAGTGTTAAAAATAAGCGTCAGTTTTTACACGGAAGTAGCGTAAAAATTTACTCAAATCAATCAGATGAATGCACTTGCGTATACATGCTGTTCACGTGCATACTTAAGCCAAATGGATAATTACTGTTTATACATACAGTGTTTTGTTGTATGGTTTAAGTGCTACAGGAAAAAATGAATTTTTTCTTCCGGCTAACCTATTAGGAAATTTGCGCCATTTGTTATTTTGGCGCTGTGGAGTGGAGTTCTCCCCGCCGGGAGAGGGTATTTGGTGATAGCAAAGTGAGGAGGTCGATGTGAAAGAAAAGCAGGAGCAGGGTGACTGGTACGACATTATCAGGCGTTCAGACGGCAAGCTTATTGGTTCTATGCCGTTTGAAAGCCGATGTCTCGTCTACACCAGGAATGGCATGGTGTCGTGCCGCCCGCTGCTGGAGGATGAAGGGATTTTTAATCTTTCGTCCGGAACCCGTTTTCTTCGCCGCCTCGGCTACCACGTCAATCAACCCTCTGATATTATGATATCAACGGACTGAACACCCGTTGACCTGATGCGCCACGGAGAACACCATGGCGCAGTTACAACTCATCAAGCAGTCCTCAGGAATCCTGATCCCGGCCACGCCGGAGACCAGCGACTTTCTGCATTCAAAATGCAAGCTCGGCGCCGTGCTGGTGGCCGACTTCAAACAGGTCCGTAATCCGGCCTTCCATCGTCGATTCTTCGCTCTGTTGAATCTCGGCTTCGAATATTGGGAGCCAACCGGCGGCGCTATCTCCTCCAACGAACGCAAGCTGGTGACCGGCTACGCCAAATACCTGGCATCGTTCGGCGGGAGTGAAACCGCGCTGCTGGATGCTGCTGAGCAGTACCTCGAACGCATCGCCGATAAGCGCACTGGCAGCATCAGCGCCTGCAAATCCTTCGACGCGTATCGCGCCTGGGTAACCATCGAATCCGGGCATTACGACGCCATCCAGCTGCCTGACGGCACACTCCGGAAGCATCCCCGCAGCATCGCCTTCGCAAATATGGACGAGACCGAGTTTCAGCAGCTCTACAAAGCCGCGCTCGATGTTCTGTGGCGCTGGATCCTGTCAAGGGCATTCAGGGACCAGCGCGAGGCTGAGAATGCCGCTGCGCAGCTGCTGAGCTTCGGGGGCTGACCAGATGGCGAGATCATGGTTCCACTACACCGAATGCACAACCGAGCAGGCCGATGAACTTCAGCGGCAGTACCAGCGCCGCGGCGTAGCCGTTAAGCGCAGCCTCAATCCTGATTACCTCACCTGGACCGTCAGCGTAGAGCGGCAGGAGGTTACGTACCTCGAGCCCACGCCGCGTACGTTCCGCCAAAAGGTCTGGGGGTGAGCATGGCTGATTTACGCAAAGCAGCACGCGGCCGCGAATGCCAGGTGAGGATCCCCGGCGTATGCAATGGCAATCCTGAAACATCCGTTCTGGCGCACATCCGCTTGGCTGGACTGTGCGGAACCGGCATTAAGCCGCCTGACCTGATCGCCACCATCGCATGCAGCAGTTGTCACGACGAAATAGACCGCCGGACCCGCCTGGTCGATGCGAATTATGCAAAGGAGTGCGCGCTGGAAGGCATGGCCCGCACACAGGTTATCTGGTTGAAAGAGGGAAAGGTAAAAGCATGAGCATCTATCAACGCATTAACGGCGCTGACTGGCGCAATATCTGGGTCGTAGGCGATCTGCACGGCTGC